AACAAATTACACAATTTCAATCTGGTGATAATGTTACTACAAATTTACCAAAACAAATTACACAATTTCAATCTGGTGATAATGTTACCACAAATTTACCAAAACAAGTTACACAAACAAAAGTGCATTTTATTAGTAAAGAACCAGATGAAGAAATACACATTAAAAGAAAAACAGATTCAACAAATTACCCTACCCCCACTGAAGAAACAGAATTTGAAACAAGTGATATTAGAGTTAAGGATTTTGAATATTACCAACAATACTTTAAAAAGGAATTGTTTTCTACGCAAATGTCTCAGGATGACAACGCTTTGAGTCTAGGTAGAAAGGTTTACGGCAACACATATATGATCTCAATTAGGTCTATTAATGATGGTGTTTACTCAAACTGGAGAGATATCGTGCAGTGTGTTTTTGTTAGAGGGAGATGTGCTATCTCTGTTGCTCATTTTATCGCAACTATCAAGGACACAGATGTAGAAATGAAAATTGTTAGTCCTTTTAACACTGATGGTTTTGTAATGCCTTTGAAAAGTATTGTTTTTAAGAAATTTTATTACCCTGATGGTGAACCTAAAGATTTAATGTTAATTGTTTTTCCTTCCAATGTTCATGACCACCCTGATATTTTAAATTCTATTGCTGATTCTGAAAATATGTCAAAATTTAAAACTATTCCCTGCATGTTGATTACCGGAACATCCATAAAAGATAAACAATTGTTCAATCAAAAATTTTGTGAAGCTGTTTCTTCTGATACCCCTTTAGTTTATAAAGATTTAGATGCTAAATCAGAAATTGATCCCATTTCTTATCCCCCTAGAATTCATAGAGTTAGACATCATTATGATTATGTCATGCATACAAATTCTGGAGATTGTGGCTCATTATTGGTTGCGCTTTCAAGATTTTTGCCCAAGAAAATCATTGGAATGCACATTTGTGGACGTGTTGAGACTGGTGAAGGTGCTTCAGTTGCTTTGAATGCTGATGAAATTAGAAAATGTATGGCTTCATTACCTACTATTTCCCAAATGATTTTTGATACATCTTTAATTGATGGAGATGATTTTGCTAATACCCCTCCTGGAAATTTTGTTCCCCTTTCAAAATTAAAAGTTGAAGTTAGAAGTCCTTCCAAAACTAATTTGAGAAAATCCCTTCTTTATGGAAAATTATGGGAACCAACATCTACCCCTGCTAATTTGTCCCGCTTTTTACCCACTGGAGAACATACTATTGAGAAAGGTCTTTTAAAGTGTAGTCCTATACCCCCTTTTATTAATGAAGATTATTTATTGGCTGCTGTGAAATCAACCTTTTTAAACTTTCGTTCCCTAGATAGAAAAGATTTGTCTTTTGAAGAAGCTATTACTGGTGATCTTTTTGATGATTTTTCCAATCCCTTAAATAGATCTAGTTCCCCTGGATTCCCTTGGATTCTGAAAAGAAAAGGAAAAGGGAAAACAATGTGGACTGGAGAAGAAGAATATGTTATGAATGAGGATTTGAAGAAGATTGTTGATGAGAGAATTGAGTATGCTAGTAAAGGAATTAGGTACCCTACCTTTTGGATTGACACTTTGAAAGATGAAAGAAGACCCTTAGAGAAAAAGGACAAACCAAGAGTTTTTTCTGCTGGATCAATGGATTTTATTATTGCATTTAGAATGTTTTTCCTTACTTTTTGTAGTGCTTTGGCTAGAGACAGAATTGACAATGAGATTGGAATCGGAATTAATGTTTATTCTTATGATTGGACTCGTCTTGCAAAACATCTACAAAGAAAAGGAGATAAAGTTGTTGCTGGAGATTATTCAAATTATGATGGATCCTTGGTTGGACAAGTGTTGGAGTTGATTGGAGAATTTATTATTAAACACTATGACCAACCTGAATTCGAGACAATCAGAAGAACTTTATGGCGAGAGGTTATCAATTCTGTTCACATTTATGATAACAATGTTTACCTTTGGACCCATTCCCACCCTTCCGGCCATCCAATGACAGCAATCCTCAATTCAATTTTTAATTCTGTTATTTGTCGTGTTATTTTTTTTATTTGTGCTGAAGAAGCAAACCTTATTGTTACAATGACTGATTTTGATAGAAATGTTTCCATGATCTCTTATGGAGATGACAATATTTTGAACATTTCTGATGAATGTATTCCCTGGTTTAATCAAATTACAATGTCCCAAAATTTCCCCAAAGTTGGTATGACTTACACAGATGAAATGAAATCTGAAATCCTTGTTCCCTATCGAAATTTAAGTGAAGTTAGTTTTCTCAAAAGAAAATTCCTTTTTAATGATGAATTGGTACATTATGTTGCTCCCCTTGATTTGAAAGTTTGCAAAGAAATGTGTAATTGGATTCGTGGAGAGATTGATGTGAATGAGGCTTGCTGTGTGAATGTTGAAACTGCATGTAGAGAAATTGCTCTACATGGAAGAGAGGTTTTTGATGAAATTATTCCCTTTATTGAGAAAGTGTGCAAACAAACCCTCAAAATGCAACCCCAAATTTTGACCTATTTTGAATACATTAGAGTTTACCAAACATCCTATGGTGAACTCATCCCCAACCCTTAAATCCATGTATAGGGGCTTTGTATAAATGACCATAATTACAAAGCAGCAAATCCCGTTTATTGGTTACTATTTATAGTAAGTGGAGAGATTTTTAAATTTCTATTGATCAATGTGTGCCACTATAAATATAGGCTATTGTTCTGGTTAGTTTGGATTAGGTAGGTTTAGCTTTACCCCTAATTTTTCTAAAATATTTAAGCTGCTACAAATAAAGATTTAGATAGCAAACAAATTTATAAATTTGTTGATGAAGAACCAACTATTACTACTTCCAAACCTGGTATTACATTTGATAATGATTGGCTAACTTTTGGTAGTGAATCAAAAACCCATAGTATTATTGATATTTTGTCTAGACCAACTATTTTAGGTGGTAATAGAATTTGGAGCACTGCCCGTGCAATTAACACTTCCCCAACAACAGATGATACCCAAAGTAGATTTAAATTCCCTTTTGATATTTTTAACACTAATCTTAATATTCAAAATAAATTGTCAGGTTATACCCATTTTCGTGCTAATGTAGGTGTTAAAATTGTTGTTAATGCTCAACCCTTTTCCCAAGGTAAATTATGGATTTATTTTGCTCCCTATGAAACTTCTAGTATGACCCAAACTGCTGCCAATAATTTACAGTGTAAAACTAGTTATCCTGGTGTAGAACTTGATGTTGCAACTGGTCAACCAGTTGAATTTATTATACCTTATTGTTCACCTTCCCCATTTTTTGGACTTACTTATGGTAGAGGTACCATGGGTGATTTATATATGACTGTTCTTGCTCCCATTACAATTTCAGATGCTTCCATTTCTATTTTTGCTTGGTTTCAAGATATTCATCTTGAACTTCCTACTGGTGCTCCCCTATTGCTTGTTTCCCAATCTAAGAATGATGATGAAGATGAATTTTATAAAAAGTATCCTGTTTCCCAATCTATTACAGAAAGTGATGTTGCTAATTCCCAAAACACTAATTTTCCTGTAGTTTCAAGAGTAACAAATTCTATTTCCAAATTGATTGAAAACCCTATAAATTGGACATTAAATGCTGGTCTTTCAGCTCTTGGATTATGTAAACCCCCCAACACTTCCTTACCCAATATTATTACTAGAATTCCCGCAAAAGGTTTCACAAATTGTGATGGTGTAGATAGTTCTGTAGTGTTAGGTGCTGCTGGTAATTCCTCAATAGGTATGCTTCCTGGTATTTTTAGTACTGATGAAGATGAAATGGATATTAAGTATATTTGTAAGAAAGAATGTTTTCTCTTTTCAAAGGATTGGTCTGCTACTTCAGAAACTATTGCTACTTTTTGGGTTAATCCTTGTGCTACTAACGCAGTTACTGTTGGTACACAAAATGCTTATCAATGTGGTCTTCAAACTTATGTAGGTTCTATGTTTAAATTTTGGCGTGGTACAATGAGATATCGCATTTCTGTTGCAAAAACTTCATTTCATTCTGGTAGATTATTAATTACATTTCATCCTGGTGCTATTTCAACTGCTGTTACCTTTGCAGATGATAGGTCTTATTCTTGGATTCTTGATTTAGCTAATAGTTCTGATATTTCCTTTGAAATTCCCTATGTTTCCCAATACCCTTGGTCTTTTACTAATGTTACACAATTTGATACTGCAAATCCCTCTGGACCTACAACTGGTTCAGTTGTTGGCTCAAATAATGTTCTAAGTTTTCCTGGTTTAGTTAGAATTCGTCCCCTTAATTCCCTTAGAAATGCTGGTGCTGCTTCTGCTACTGTCCAAGTTTTATGCTGGGTTAGTTGTGGTGATGATATAGAATTTTGTGATCCTACCTTTACTAATTATAGACCCTGTCTTCAACCTACTGCTGCTTTTCGTGCAACTAAGACTCTTAGAGATGAAATGACTGATGGATTTGTTGATGATGAAGAGGAAATTATCCAACCTGATGACGAAGAGCTTCAAGAGGAAGAAGAAGAACCCCTTATTAATTTTGAAGATAATATTCAATTAATTCAAGAAAATGTACCTGTTAAATATGTTTCCCAAGCTTTTGGTGACCTTAATCCTGCTTTAGCAAACAAAACACAAACCGAAAACAATTTTATTAAGCTTTTTGATTCCCCAACAAAATTCAATGATTCAATTTGTCCCGGTGAAAAGATTACAAATTTAAGACAACTTATTAAAAGATTTGCACCCCTTATTTCTGTTTATCCTGACAATGTTTTTAGTACTGCTCTTCCTGGAATTTATGGCCAAACATCTTTTAATAATGTTACCCTTGACCCTGCTTATTTTGGAGGAGCTCTTAGAGCTGCTAGTTCCACTGTTGATAATACCTATTCAAAAATTACTGGACTTGACTCAACTAGTGCTACTCGTACCATTGGTGTAAGAACTGACCATGCTATTCCCCTCTTTTACGTTTCACACATCTATAGATTTTATAGAGGTGGTTCGAGATATAAAGCATTTATTGGACTTAGAGGAGAAAGAGCTTACACTGTTTCAGATGGCTCAGGTAGTGTTATTGAAAATAGTACTGAATTCATGAACAAAGGCCCTTCCCGTTTTTATATTTCACCCACTGTTACTATTAACGGAAATGTTATTGCTCCCAATATTAATTTTGAATCAAATACTACTAAATATTACCTCAATTTGATTATGGGATCTTCATATCAACATCATCTTGATTGTGAAGATCAGAATGTCTTAGAAGTTACAGTCCCCTATTATTCCAATCTACCCTTTAATTGTATTTCAAATGGCACCACTTTTGGTGTATTTGATTCCTATTGCACGCGCAAACGTGTAATTTTCCAAAACCTTACCCCCGTAGGTTCCCCAGGTTTTATTATTCAAACTGCTGCTGCAGATGATTTTAATTTTGGTTACCTTATCGGACCCCCATGTATTTGTTATGTCTCTGACAATTTTAACAATTCTGGTTAGGCTAAAAGCTCTATTATCTTTTTTTACCTTAAGAGCTTTGGCTCTTGAGTTTTTTTGTTGATAGATGCCATTAGTACAACACCCTGATACCGG